TACCGTCAGGGCGCGGCTGAGCTGCTTAATATGGTGGTGCATCCGCATGGCGGTGCATCACGCAGACCCGGCACTGAGTATATTGGCGAGATCCAAAGCAGCGCTGTCAAAGGTAGGCTGATACCCTTTCAGTTTAAAACGACTGATACCTACATCCTAGAGTTTGGCAACAGTACCATGCGGGTTATCCGCAATGGCGGCTATGTTCTAGACACAGCAAAGAATATAACCGCCGCAACAAAAGCATCACCGGGCGTTATTACCAGCAGCAGTCATGGTTTTAGCAATGGTGATGAGATATTTATTTCGTCTGTCGGCGGCATGACTGAGCTGAATGGCCGTAATTATCGCGTTGCCAGTGTTGCAACAAACACATTTACGCTGACTGATTTGTATGGCGTTGCCATCGACACCACCAATTTTACAACATATACCAGTGGCGGCACTGCCGATAAGCTTACAAAAATTGTATCGCCATACCCCGAAGCTGCATTGCCAGATCTAAGGTTTGTCCAATCAGCCGACACAATGTTTATTGTGCATCAGGATTATGCACCCCGAAAACTGACAAGAACTGACCATGATGCATGGACATTTACAGAGGCTACATTCATCGATGGCCCTTATCTAGACACGAACACAACCACCACAACCCTCAATCCCGCCGCTACAAGCGGCACTGGGGTGGCTCTAGTTGCATCGACTAACCTTTTTGCCGCGACAGATGTAGGGCGGCTGGTGAGCCTTCCCGGCGGCAACGCCACAATCACGGCATTTACAGATGCCCAGAATGTAGCTGTTACCATCAATGAAAATTTGTCAGCATCTACTGCCACGGCTGACTGGGCATTGGGCGCATTTTCTACGACAACCGGCTTTCCAAGTGCCGTCACACTCTTTGAACAGCGCCTGATTTTTGCGGCAACCACTAACGAGCCGCAAACAATATTTATGTCCAAATCCGGCGATTATGAAAACATGACCGCTGGCACTAATGATGACGATGCAATCATCTATCAAATTGCATCTAACCAAGTTAATAGTATTCGCTATCTAGCAGCGACAAGGGTTCTGACAATAGGCACAAGCGGCGGTGAGTATGTGCTGACCACCACTAATGATGGGCCTATTACGCCAACAAACGCGCAAATCAGAAAGTACAGCAATTATGGCACAGCCGCATTAGAGCCGGTGCAAGTCGCTGATGTGACGCTCTTCTTACAGCGCGCCAAGCGCAAGCTGCGAGAGTTTAAATATTCTGGTGAGATCAATGCTAGCGGTTATGCAGCGGCTGACATGACCATCCTGTCAGAACATATCACGCAAGGCGGCATGGCTGACATGGCCTACCAACAGGAACCAGATTCAATTGTCTGGATGATCCGCAATGATGGCCAGCTTATCGGCATGACATATCGCCGGGAAGAAGAGGTGGTTGCGTGGCATCAGCATAAGATCGGCGGCACATATACCGGCACACATGGTTCTCTCGCATCAGCCACATATGATTATGGAATGGTTGAAAGCATAGCTACGCTGCCAACAGAGGACAATGAAGACGAACTTTACATGATTGTGAAGCGCACGATCAACTCTGTTACCAAGCGATATGTTGAGCGCATGAAGCCATTTGATTTTGGGTCTGCAGTTACTGCCGCGTTCTTTGTTGATAGCGGTCTAGCTTATGCTGGATCAGCCGCAACAAGCCTGTCTGGCTTGTATCATCTACATGGCCAAAGCGTCAGCGTCCTAGCCAATGGTGCAACGCATACAAATGAAACCGTGGCATCTGGCGGCATCTCATTAGATGTATCAGCAACCACAGCGGCGGCTGGGTTGCCGTATACCAGTAGGCTAACAACCCTGCGCCTTGAGAGCGGCAGCGTTGATGGCACAAGTCAGGGAAAGATTAAACGCATCCACGATATCACTTTGCGGCTGCATGAGACTGTCGGTGTTGAGGTTGGCAGCTCTGTTGACACTGTTGACCGCATACCTTTTAGAGACAGCTCCATGGCCATGTCAGCGGCTGTTGATCTGTTTACCGGCGATAAAGAGATTGAGTTCCGGGGCGGCTTTGAGGAAGACGATCAGATCGTTATTCAGCAAACTCAGCCCCTGCCACTGACTGTCTTGGCAATCTATCCACGCATGAACACTTTCGATAGTTGAGGTAATTAATGAGCTTTTTCCAAATGGCCTCAATTGGCCTCAGTCTTTATGGCGCGTATCAAGAAAAGAAAGCCGGTGACAAAGCCTCTGCATTTGCGGCTGCTATCGGAGAAGAAAACGCCAAGATCATTGAGCGTGACATTGATATTGCAGACCGCCAGATCGAAATCCTTAATCGTAATCTTGAGCTGTCCAACGAGCGCAAAGGCAAATCATTTAGAAAGTTTAGAGGAGCTGGCACCGCAATATATGGTGGCGGCGGCATAGAGTTAAGCCGGGGCGCGCCAGTCACAGTGGAATTAGCATCAGCGGCTGAGTTTGAATATGAATTGTCGGTTGATGCGTACAACACATCTATAGCAATTCTGGAGCAAGAAGACCGCAAGGTTGAAGCCGGTATGCGCGCCAATGTCAGCCGAATGGGCGGTCAGGCCCAAGCATCAGCCTATGCGGCTCAAGGCACAACTGCTTTGCTAACAGGGCTTGGCACTACCATTGGTAACGCCAGTGACTATGGCATGTTTTCACAATCCTATTGGGATAATTTTAGTCTTTGATTATGGAGTTGCTTAATGCCTAAAGTGCCGGTTTATCAAAGCCAAGCTACACCCACGACAGATACCGGGATGATTAGCTACACGCGCGCTCAAAAAGACAGCCGTCCATATATCCAAGCTGCGTTAGCCGAAGGCGAGACAGCATCAACAGCGGCATCACTGATATCTAATTTTATGGACAAGCGTATTAGATCTGAAGCAGATCTTGCGGCTGACATGGCATTAGCTGGAGCTGATGCCGCACTTGAATCAGAGGTAAGCCGATTGAGCCGGGCTGTAGATCCAACAGCAATTTTTAACAATGATCTAAGCGGCCCTGACAATTGGATGGGTAATGTTAATGATATTAGGTCAGCGTCTATCAGCAATCTAAACCCTTTAGCGCAAAAAACATTCAACACAAAATTTGCAGCAAGCGCCGCAAAAAACCGGGCAAAACTGCGCGTTAAAATTGATGAGCGCGTAAATGCATCAATGATTGCGCTTCATACAGTAAAGCAAAAAAATCTGATACTTAATTATTCAAACCTCGACAACATCCAAAGTTTTCCAAACGCAACAGCAATGATAGAAAATTTTCAAGACGATGTTCTTGAGTATAAAAATGACGGCTTGAAGCTTGTTGCTGAAGGTAGACTTTCTTTTGATGATCATCAAAGCAGCCTTTTGCAAATAGCAAATGAAATCACCGAAAACACAATGTCTTTGTTTTTAAAACAGCAAGACAACCCTTTATCAGCATTTGATGCGCTTGTGTCTAATGATGGTGAAATGCTGGCTATTTTGGCATCAAAGCATCCTAACGCTGGTTTTGCGATGGAGATGTTAAGCCAAGTTCCAATATCCGCGCGAAACGAGTTGCTCTCTAAGCTTGAGGACATGGCTTACAAAGAATACGAGCGCAAAAAAACTAGAGATGCTGACGATGATAAAAAGATAAAGGTTGGTAACACAAAGCTTTTAAATGGATTGTTTGAGCCGGGCATTAGTTCAGAACAATTTAAAAACGATTTGTTAACTTTAAGAAACCAAAATTTCATTACACCACAAATGCAAAAGCTTATTGAAAAGCTTGAAGACGATGTAACCGGCACCGCTGTGTTTAGAACGACAGATGAGGGTGACGATGACGCTACTGTTAAGGCAATGGAAGCGCTTGTTCCATTTGGCGCGCTTACACATGACATTTTAGCAAACGCCGCTGATAAACTAACACAAGATACTTTTAGATCTTTGATGAATGATGTCGGCACTATCCGCAAAGACAAATGGTCTGAAACCGCTAAAGGGTTTCGATATGAGTTTGGCTATGCTGAAGAACAAGGCAATAATATTGAGGAATACGAACAGCAAGCAAAGCAATCATTCCAACAATCAATGCGTTTATGGAACCAATTTAAAAGAAACAATCCAAAAGCTACAGCAACAGAAATGCAAAATGAATTTCAAAGAATTGTTGACGCTGAGTGGACAAAACT